CCGCCGCGTACCGGGGGATCGCCGACGACTTCCTCGAATGCATCATGAAACGCCGGCATCACTGGCCATCGCTGGCGCAGCAGCACCCGCAGCATGTGCGCATGCAGTTTGATCGGGGCACGCCGCCGTTGGAGTTGACGGAGTTTTACGCCTCATGCTCCCTGTGCGGGACGACACGGACGCTCTACAACGGCCGGTACGACGGGTTGTTCATGTGGGCCGAGTACAAGTACCCGGACGGGCTACCTGGCGCCGGCCGGCACGAAATGGGATCCGAGCTTGATTCGCGAAGAGTACTTCCGGCGCTTCCCCGTCAAGGGGAAGGTGAAAGTCATCAATCGGTGAAGGTCCACGTTTTCAGTTCCTTGCGGGCGGCAGCCTCGCCGGCCTTGGTGAACTTGAAATTGTGCCGCGCCCGGCCGCTCTTGTAGCCGGGGCTGATCCGCCGGGTAACCCAGCCGGCAGCCTCAAGCCTTTTCATGTGAGGCGAGATGCTCGCACCAGGGTTGCCAAGCTCAGCCGCCATGCCCTCGACGTAGTAGTCAGCGCGAGGGTTTTCGAGCATGAGCTTAAGGATCCGGGCGGTCAGAGACGTGATGATACGGGGCTGGGTGATGAACTGTTCTGGCATGCGGGCCAGCATAGATGTGACGACTGGGATCCTTCTACTGCGGCACGCTCACGTCAGCCATGACCGCCGACCACGCAACCACTTCCGCCGTGGTCGGCGCGGTGGACCACAGACGCAGGTCCGTTCCGTTGCTGCCGATGTCATCCCAGTAGGCGACGGCGGTGACGCCTTCGGCCCGCATCATCTGCCCACAGGTGTAGATGAAATCGGCGCGTTTCTTACCGTCAGCGTCGCCCGCTACGCGCGCCGCGCCGAACTCGGGGAACTCCAAGGCCTGGCCGATGGTGTCCCGGTACCGCCACAGCGGGGCGAGGAACGCGGCCGGGTCCGGGTAGTGCGCCTCCCACGAGTTGGCGTACACGTCCACGCCGGGGGTACCGATTCCGGTGTAGAACGTCGCCCAGTCCCCGCGGCCTTTTCCCGACGCGTTCGTCATCGTCCACTGGTACGTCTGCGTCGGAACGAGCGTCACCCAGTGCCCGTTCGCGTGGTCGTTCACCCACTGGGCGAGGGCGTAGTAGCGGCGGCGGTACACGGTCGGGTCTTCCCGTTTCCGGTCCGCCTCGTGGCGCCACGTCAGCCGGCACGGGCCGTCAATCTGCTCGAGCCACGCCTCAACCCGGGTCTTGACGGTGGCGTCGTCAGGCCAGTCCTGGAAGACGCAGGCGGGGACAACGTTCGGGAGTAGCTCACGCAGCCGCGCCACCCGCCCGTCCCCGGTGGTCGGCTGCCAAGCCGGGAGTCCCCGTTTGCTGTAGCCGAACACGCGGCACATCTGCGATTCGGGGAACGCGAGAGCCCGCGTTTCGTAGGCCTTGGGGTCGACGGTGACACCAACAAGCATCAGGCACCGGCCGTCGGGGGAACGAGCTTACGGGCGAAGTAACTGACCACCGACACAATGGCCGACTTGCCGACGGCCAGGGCCAGTGCGACCCAGTAGGCGCGGGTCCATTCAATGCCGGGGGCGATCGCCGCGGACAGGGCGACAACGACGGCGGCGGCGACGTCGAACAGCAGGCCTTGGATGAGGGTGCGGAACGCGCGTTCGCCGGCGTCACGGTCGGCTGCTGGCGTGGAATCAGTATTCATTCCTCATGTGCCTTTCTGGTGTTCGGCCGGCCATGGCGTGCCGAGCATGTCCTCAAGCCGGGCGCGGGAACGCAGCAGCGAATCAACCTGTTCCTGTAGGGACCTGATCTGCATGCGTAACGTCATCGACACGTCCTGTTCCCGGGCGAGTTGTTCTTGCACCCGGTCGAGCTGGGTGCGGACTCGCTCGACGTGCCGGTCCTGCTCTTCGATGATTTTCCGGAGCCGTTCGATGGCGTCGCGGTGTTCTTCGAGGTCAACCTTGCGGGTGTTGGCGTCGTTGGCTTTCGTGGCGCTGCGGTAGGTGAGCACGGCGGTGACGACGGAAACGCCGGCGGCGATGGTGGCGACAATGATCGACGTGTCCACCCGTCACCCCCGGGTCGCCCGGCTCGTTGGCATGACAGACGCCCGGCTGGCGGAATTGGCAGACGCGCCCGACTTAAAATCGGGTTTGCCTTGACCTTTGCTAGAGGGAGAGGCATGAGGGTTCGATCCCCTCGCCGGGCACACAAACGCGCTCACTCCTGCGGCTCCGGCCACGAGGCGATGCGCATCACGAACACCGCGAACACCAGCCAGATGATCGCCGCGACCCAGCCGCGGGTGATCTCCCCGGCCAGCCAGCCCAGCCCGAACATCGCCCCCCACAGGACTTTCAGCGCGGCCGCGCAGGTGTAGGCGACCCGGTCGCAGCGACCGAATGCGCCGCCGAGGCAGATCAGGCCGACCGCGAGCCAGATGCCGCCCCATGCGGGCAGCGGCATCACCTCGACCAGGAATCGTGATGACGGGGACTGCTGGGCGGGGGCGGCCGGCCGTAGCAGCGACAGCCCGTACAGCAGGTCGAGCAGGGTGAGGAAGAGCAGGAACTCGCCGCGGCGGCCGACGGTGTCCGACCACCAGGCGCGGCCTCGGGTCAGCCTTCCCACCGCACCCCCATGTTGCGCCACGTCTGCGGCCCCACACGCCCGTCCACGGCGATGCCGCGCATCCGCTGGTACCAGCGCACCCCTGCGGCGGTGTCGGGGCCGTAGATGCCGTCTGAGGCGCCGCAGTGGGCGTGCCCGATCCAGCGTTGGACGAACTTCACGTCGTCGCCGGCGTACGGCGGGGTGTGGATCCGCAGCTCGCGGCTGCCGGGCGGGTGCGCTACCGCGCGCCGCGGGGTGGGCGGGGGTACGGCGGCCGGGGCGCCGGGGCCGAAGGTGGCCGCGACCCCCCATGCGTGCGTGTTGCCGGCGATGTCGGCGTACCGGGCGGAGAAATGCGCGTGCTTGATGTGCGGGTTGATACCGGTGTAAGCACGCGCCCCCCACCCCCACGACCGCGACCAGATGACCCGGCGGAAGATGATGTATTGCAGCCGGGTTTCCGTGCCGGCCCGGCACCGGCCGACAAGGTACGCGACGATCTTCGCCATGGGCAGCCCGTCGGCGGTGACGTCGATGGCGTGGACAACGCCGCGGCTGTCGGGATTGTGGTCGGAGATACGCAGCGCGTGCGCGTCGTCGCCGATCCACCCGTCCGACGACCGGTCGCGGTGCGGGTTCACGTCGTCGCATTCACCCCGCAGGACGGCTAGGCCGTTGATCAGCATCGCCATGACGGGCGGTCCCCTATGGTCTTGTGGTATGGCAGGACGAATGCCGGACATCTATTACCGGCTATTAATGACGCGAGTTCTCCGCGGCACCAAGATGGGCAGGTCCGCGGGACAAATAGCGATGCGGGAAGGCGTCAGCAAGCGAACCGTGCACCGGTACCGGGCACGGCTGCGACGGGTGGGTGCGCTGTGAATCGACGGGACCGACGCCGGCAGCAGTTACTCGCGGAAATCCGCGCGTGGACGTTGCTGGGCGAAACAGCCAGCGAGATCGGCGCTCGCGTTCATCTCTGCGAGCGGCAGGTGGTGCGGTACCGGCAGCTACTGCGCGTCGCCGGACGGATCCCCTGAATCGTCGGCGCCGTTGCCGGCATCAGCGTCGGGATCGGTGTCCGGATCGAACGCGGCAGGCTCGCCGGCAAGGGTTTCGGCGTTGTCGTCCTCAACCTGCGTGACCTCATCAGCCGACGCCGGCTGGGTGCTGTCAGTACTCATCTCTGACCCCTCGTGTTAGGCGGTTTCGAAAACCATGGAGAACGACAGGTAATCGTTAGTCGTCCATGCGCCGGGCGTGCCGGACGTGATATTGCTGCCGCCGACGGTGACGCCGGCCATGGACGTGGCACTGGGTGTGCAGTAGTAGCCGACGACGGACAGCGATCCCGCAGATCGAACAATCCCCGAACCGCAGGTCGAAACACCGTTGCTGATGTTGCTGTTGCTGGTGAATGGCAGCGCGATGAAATACTGTCCGCTGCCGGCGCTCGTTCCGGACGTGCCGAACTTCACCGTCCCGCGAATCGCGCACCATTTACCGGCGAACAGGGCGTAGCGGCCCTCCGCGGCGCCGCCGGTACCCAGAGTGGGGTTCGTGGTGCTAGCGGTGAGAGTCGCTGTGTAGGTGCCGGTGAGCATTTGCGCGAGAGTCACCCACGCACCGAGCGTCGCGTTGTACGACGTATAACGTTCGGTGTCGGTCTCCCACGCCATCATGCCGTCATTCGGCGACGACGGCCGGGTGCCGGACGTGCACGGGATAATGGACTGCTGCAACAGCGGATTGAAATACGTTGCTGCGCCGGGAACGTCGCCGGTGACCAGTAGCGTGTACATTCCTCAGCTCCCGTTGTCGTACGACTCGTCACCGGTGCGGCACGCCCAATGCACGTCGATAGCGGCCGCGTCATACGGCTCGCCGGCGCGTGCCTTCGCGCGGGCGCCAGGGTCAGCGCCCGGACCGAGAATGAGAACGGCCACCATCTGCCCGGCGCGGATCTGCTGACCGCACGCCGGGCAGGTCTCACCGATGTCCCGCGCCTCGATCGGGCCGGCCGTGGCCTCGGTCGCCGGCGGCGCATACCCGTCGATCTCCGTGACGTGGATGATGCGCATCATCCCGTCGACACGGGCATAGAGAATCTCCCCGTCAGCCGGCAGGCCCCCGCGCCCGGACCGGGTCAGATAGTCCTGCTCTTTCACCAGGCGCGTATCGGGCGGCAACGCTGTCCGGTCATACCAGTCGACGATTTCCGCGGACTGCCCGCCGACCTCGACGGCGTCGTCCCGGATCGTGACGGTCTTACCCGCGTACGGGCTGGCGTCGTGCATACGGTGGCCTTTCAGTACGCGACAGCGTTATAGCCGACACGGCCAAGGGTCGAATCGCCGACCACGAAGAACGAATAACGGTCAGCGCTCTGCAACGTGAAGGTGCATTTCCAGTCGGCGCCGTCACTGCTGTGCTCGATGCCGCGGATGAAACAGTCATGCTGGATCGTTGAACCGCCACCGGCCGGGCGGCGTTTCACCGTGATCCGATGACCCAGATCCCGATTCAGGCAGGCCGGCCAGAACACTGATTCGACCGCCGGGCCGGGCCTGTTGAAGTTGACCCGGGAGAATCGGCGTTCCGGAGTTTCGAACTGATACAGCAGCCATTGCGCCCACTGCAACGCATCGGCGTCCGTCTCCATGATCAGATCGTCACGGGCGAGCGACTTCGGCCCGTACCGGCTGACCGACGTCGCATCCTCCACATGCTGTGTGGTGCCGCCGACCATGGTGGCGTTGATCGAATTCACGAGCGTGTCAGCCGGCGTCGACATCGCAACGTCGGCGTAGGGGATTTCCCCGGTCGCGGCATAGCCGCCGTCACCGAATGTCGCCTGTGACGTTTTCGACGGGGCGTACGTGAGGACTTCCTTACGGTTCCCGAACGTGGGCGTGCCGGCCGCACTGATCCAGAACGAGCCCTGTTCGGTGTCCTGAACCAGCTGGAGTTCGGCGAGCATGTTCCCGCCGAGGTCGGTCGGTTGCAGCGTTGTGTCGCCGGTCGCTACGGACCGGTTGCTTGAGGGCCAGCCGTAGTCGTCGAGAATCGTGACGATCCTCGATCCGGAATGCTGCCCGCCGCCGATCGGCGCCACCGCGGTACGGTCATGCGCCGCAAAAAGCTTGCTCGCATCCGTGGCCGTGAGAGTGGTGTACGTCCAGTTGTTGCCCTGGTATTCCGGCACCCAGTCGTCGGCGTACCCGTAGAACAGCGGATAGGTGGTGCCGTTCCACACGGCGCGGATCCGAACCCTGCGGTTCGCCTCGATCTGGCTGACGCCGGCGGAAACGTACGGGCCGGCCAGGTTGTCAGGGTCGAACCTGCG